ACATCGATCTGATCTGGATACGGCATGTGTCACACCCCCAAGGTCACCGTACCGAGTACAGGCACTTCATCATCTTGAAGTGGAATGTTGGACACGCCTCCATTAACCAACAAATTGGTGTAATCCACCACCCCCGGCGTCCCAAGCAGCAGTGTACCGATCCGGGCATAGCTCACATAGGTAAGCTCAAAGGCTGTTTCGCGTAGGTACGCCTCTAGCTGCTGCACGAATGCATCCTGCACCTGCTGCAACGTGTATCCCGTCGCAAGCGTGACGGTGGCCGTGACATCAATGGGCTTCCCCGTTGCCGAAACGACGGTTACCGCGGAGCCGATCGGGCGGACTTCTTCGATATGCGCAGCCACGGCATCGACCAAGCTCGGCGATGCAGGCCGCCGGTCCGAATCAGTTATGATCACTTTCACCGTTCCCGGACCGTTCCAAAGCGGCATCACCTTTGCCGTACCCACCCCGATCACTTCCGTCGCCCAGCGCTTGTAATCGGCCACGTTGCCGCTGGTGCCGGGTTCGCGGACTTTTTGGAGGTAGCGGGCCCGAAGCGATTCATCCGATTCAACATCCTCACCCGGTACGATCACGTCGGTAAGCTCGGCACGAGCCAATCCCACAATGTAGTCAATCGGCAAGAGTGATCCGAATACGGTATTCCCGATTTCCCCTGCCGTTTCGCATTCGAGCTCAAATTCGCCGGCAGCCAGCCTTGAGCGAACCACGAAATTCACCTGTTCGCAAGAATACCGGCTGCCGACCGGAACGTCGAAAGGCTGATTGTTTGCGTCCCAGAACAATCCTTTTCGCTTTGCTGCCGTGGCTGGTTTCCGAGTGACACCCATATCCGAGGCCTGTAGGTCGAGATAGACACCACTGCTCGTTTCGCCAAAGGCGAGTCGCAGGTTGATGTCCAACTCCACATACATCTGCGCCAATTCCGCAGCAGCCGGCGCCAGAGCGTCATAGATGACCGACCCAGGCCGTTTGTCTATATCGTTTGGCACTCGGTCCAGCATACGTTGCAGGATCGCTTCGTACGTCTGAAGCTCATACATGCACCGTCACCTCCTGCTGGAATGATCCGAACGTCGACACAACGGTGAACCGGACCGTCGCGGTGTCCCCAGTGATGTCGATCTGAAAATCCGTTACGCTGTCGATCCGGTCGTCCTGCGTCAGCGCCTCGGCGATCCGGCGGCGCAGCTCGGACTGAACGAACACGGGATCCCGGCCGACCAGGCTAGCGAGCTCCACGCCGTAGTCCGCGTCATAGATCAGATACCGGAATCGTTCGGTCTGAAGGATTTTGAACACCGCCTGCCGGACCGCTTCCAGCCCTTCGATCATCCCTGTGACCCGACCGCGCTCGAAATCCAGCCGCCATGTCCGGGACGGCAGTTCGACGGTATCAATGTTCTGCGAGTCGATACTTCCGCCTGCTGGGATCATCCGCTCACCACCTTGTCCAAAATGAGATATTTCTGACCACCCTGGACCCTGAGAAGAACGACCCGGTCACCGACCTGCAACCCAGGACGGATGATGTACTCGGTGCCGCCGATCGTCACTTTCAGTTCAGCTGTCGCGGCTGTTTGCACTAAAAAATCCGCATCGAGCGTGAAACGTTGATCGACGTTCACCTTAAGTGGATTGGTCTTCGTGACGGTCCCGAACATCACCGCCACCAGATTGCTGGCCACGACCGCATCCATCGCGGCTTTTTTGATCGCTTCCAGCATTTAGATCACCTTCAATGTCAGACTCATCGTGTGGTCAGCGCCATCAAAACGATGCCTCACCTGATCCACCATCATCGGCTGGTTAATCCCTAGCGATTCGATGACGATCGGCAAATACATTCCGGCACGGACCCGAATGTCGCCGACGGCGTCGAGTTTCAACGTGCGCTGCTCCCTGTTTTTCAACCGCGCAAGCTGCTGCAGCATCTCATCGATCTGCGCCGCGTTCTTCTCCTCGTCCACACTCTCGTACAGCTGCAGCACACCCCACCGGGCGATGTTTGCGCTGTCCTGAATCATGTATACCTCACGCTTACCGGTGTCCTCGTTGTCCCGGTACAATTTGATCCGATTGTAAGTGTCCGAATCGATGTCGCGGCCATATTCAAACCCAGTCATCAGGCTGCTGTCGCCGACGTAAAACCCGGTCTGGAAGCCGGTCACGTCCCGGAGGGAAAGAGCGCCGAAGTCATCGAAGAAAACGAAAAACCGCCCCGTGGCGGTCATGGTGAGCGTATTGGCTTTTTCGATGATGTCGAGAAGCGTCTGGCCGTCCTCGACCATAGACGGGATCCGGTATCCGGTGTCATCGATACGGCCAACCTTCAGATTGAAATCCGCAGCAATCCTCCGGATGACGTCCCCGGTAGTGGCGCCTTTGAACACGTAGGTATCTTTGTTGAGCAGGTACCGTACCTGGTCATACGCCTTGACGTTGATTTCGGCATCCTGGTTCTGTTTGACGGCGAACACGTAGCCATAAAACACGTTGACGTCATCCTTCCGCACCCGAACGATGTCGCCGTTCTGGACCGTAAATGCCCGGTCCTGGTAGACGCCGCTTCCGATTAGTGTGAAATCCACGCTCGCCGGCCGACCGACGCGGGTCGTCGTCCAGGACAGGTCTTTGGCTATCTCCGAAACATCCCAGACGCGGCCGTTTTTGTTGTCAATGAGAATTTCAAGCATACACGGCACCGCCGCTTTCAGGCAGTTTCAGCACCATCCCCACCGGCAGGGATTTGAGCTGCGCGTCGCTGATCCCGTTCAACCGCTGAATCTCGCGCCACCTGCTGCCGTCGCCGAGGACCTTCTGCGCCACCTTCCACAGGCTGTCCCCGGCGACGAGCGTGTACGTTTTCGGCGGAACACGCTCATCCGGGCGCTTCGGTTTCGGCTTCTGAACGGTCGTCCCGCCGCCAGTCTGCTGCGCCACCTGCACCCGCCGAGCAGCATAGAACCGGTATTCTTTCAGCCGAAGCGAAAAAGAAATGTCGCCGGGGCTGCCGGCGACTTCCTTCCACTCGAATCCTTCGATGCTGGCTGGTGTGTTGATCTCCATGGTGGCGGTCACGGCCGTGAAACGGATCGGCCGTTTCGTCTCCCACCACTTCGTGATGTAGTCCACATATGCCTTCGGCTCCAGCACAATCGATGCCGTGATGAACGGGTACGGCTGCGCCGGAAACAGGCTCTCGATAGTGTACTCCGCCAGCTCCCGATCCTTGATAACATTGATTTTTCCCAGGCCGGAAACGTCATGCCCGGTGCCGTCCCCGCGGATGCTGGGCCCGATCTCGCGCGGGAGGATCGGCAGCTCGAAGCCTTCCTGCTGATTATTCCAGCTGAGCCAGATGCCGTAGCGGTTGGCCATCAGCCATACACCCCCTGTGCGGACGACGCGATCTCTTCTTCAAGTGTTGTCCTTATCCGTGCGACAATCGTGTCGATGTCATAGCCGTTCCGGATGTCGCCGGTCCGGACATTCACCGTCGGAGTCAGCGTCACGAAGTTCTGAATGCTCTTCATCTCCGCCAGCTCGCGCATCACCTTCAGGTCTTCGCTGGAGATATCGACGGTGTCGCGGATTTTTTTGACTTCGTCCACCTTATCGACACTGATTTTCTCAGGCATGAATTTCTTGTAGTCGTATTTTTCCTGTTCCTCAGCCTCTTTGGCCTCTCTCTCAGCTTCTTCTCGGCCCCGTTTGGCGGCGCGATCCTCGAGAAAATCAAGCACCTTCTGCTCGCGTTCCGCGGCTTTCTGCGCAGCTTTCTCCTCCATTTGGCGGATCGCTTCTTCACCGGCTTGCCGGATGGCCTCTGCTTGGGCCGCAGCTGTTGCTGCAAACTCGACGTGTTGGATCGCTTCCAGTGACACGCCTTTAATACTATTCAATCGCTCGATCAGCCAGTTTATACGGTCGATCACGCCGTTGACGAGATCCTCCATAGTCTGCAGCACTTCGGCTCTAGCATTCCAAAACGCGGTCTGAATCCCGATCCCGACGCGCGCGAAGAAAATGGGGACCTGGTCAAACCAGTTCAGGATCTTATTCCACGCCCTGAGTAAGTTGGCCGCGAATTCGTCGTTGGTCTTCCACAATTTGACGATCCACACAACGATCGCAGTAATGAGGCCAATCAGCGCAGCGGCAGCCATGATGATTAACCCGATTGGGTTGGCGGCAAGTGCGATATTGAGCGCCCATTGGGCGACCGTCCATGCACCGATGGCTGCGACAACGCCCCACAGGATCGGCTCGATGACCGTCCAGTTGCTTCGGACGAACTCTGAAACCCTTCCGATGACGTCCATGAGTTGGACGGCAGCCACAGCTACATCCGCGATGGTGCGGCCAAGGCTGCGCATGCTGTTTTGCATGCTCGGATCGTTGAGCATCGCGCTGATGCGTTCGATCGCTGGACCAAATTCCTGCAGCATGGAGTTCTTGACCGAATTCCAGATATCGCTGAATGTCCGCGGCATCTGGCCGAACTTGCGTTCGATCTCATCCGCCGCTGAGAACAGCGCCCCCTTGATAATGTCCGCTGTGATCGTGCCCTCAGCGGACATTTCCTTCAGCTCGCCCTTGCTCTTGCCTGTGAAGTCGGCAATGGCCTGCGCAAGCATTGGAGCGTTTTCCATGATCGAGCGGAATTCATCGCCCTGCAGCCGTCCGGCAGCCATCGCTTGCGTGAGCTGATACATGCCGGCCTGCTGCTCCATTGCGCTGGCGCCGCTGATCCGGAACGCCTTTTGCATCAGTTCAGTGAACGCGATGACTTCGTCGGTGCTGGAGAACGCTTCGGAAGCTAGCAGCCCCAGTTTGCCAACCGAGCCTGCCATGTCCGAATAGAGCCCGCGCGCACGGTTTGCTGCCGCGAAAATCTTGTTTTGCAGCTCCTCAGTCGTTTGCATACCGTCATTTACCAGATTGAGACGAGCGAGAGTATTGACGTATTCGTCGCTGATTCGCGCGACCCCTCTGGCGCCCTGTAAGCCGAGATACGCAGTCACAGCACGCTTGATAGTGCTTGCCAGACCATCCGCAGCCCCTCTACTCTCGCGTAGGCGTTGCAGCCAGGTCTGCTGATTTTGAGCACCCTGCCTAGCCGCGTTCGCGCTCTGGCGCAGTGACTGAGTGTACTGCGTGACGGCCGCCCGCATGTTATGCATTCCGCGGCTGATGCGGTTTACGCCGGCGTTGGTCTGCGTCAACAGTTGGTTCGTCCGCCCGATCCCGCTGTTGATCTGTCGGACCTCATGGGTCAGCTCGTCGAATTTCGCGACCATCGCCTGTTCAAGCATAATCAGCAGTCGGTTATTGCTGATCATCTGCTGCTGTCCTCTGATCGCCTTCGCCGGAACGATGCTTTTTGTGGTCGCCGAAGCCGACGCCGCCGGCACCTGCATGGATTGGTTGACCCGTTCGGCTGTCGATATATATTTTTCCATCTGCCGGATGATGCCGCCCAGCGGCCCGCTCATCGCGTCCATCATACGGATTGTCGATGACAGCGTCGTCACGGCGCCAACCTCCTTTCATCGCTTCCTTGGCTTCTGCATCGCCCGTCTCTCCGCCGCGATCCGCTCGTCGATGCAGGCGATGACGAACGCCTTCTCTTCCCGCGGCAGATTCACGAACTGGCTCGGGAGGATGTGAAGCTTGTGGAGGGCGTAGTAAGCGTAGTTCGCTTCACTATCGCCCTCCCGGATCAGTTTTTTGCCTCTTCCACGAGCTCGTCCATCTCGACATCGAAGCCGCTCAGCTCCTGGATCTTCTGCGCGAGCGTCGCGACTTCGCCGGCGAGCAGCACCTTCTGGACATACTCTTCCGGCGTATGGCAGCCGAGCTTCTTGATGCTTTCCGCATCCTTAAAATTCGGGACGATCGTGTGGTTGACGACGACCTTCAGATTGAACTTCTGCGCATCAAATTCAACCTTCCGGCCTTTCCGGATTTGCATCGACGCTCGGCGGATCTCGTCGAACTCCGCGGACGTCATGGCCTTGATCTTGAACTTGAGAAGGTTGCCGTTTTCGTCCTTGAAGCGCGACGAGATGAGTACTTCCTCGGTCAGGTTGTCGACCGGATGAGCGTTGAGAAACTCTTGAAGATTCATCGTTCATTCCTCCTGAATAGAAATATGGGGCGCCCAATCAGGCGCCCGTGATGGTGTTGAATTCGTCCAGCATGTCGACGTCGCTGAACGTGAATGGAAGCTCTTCATCGAGCATATCGTCGCTTGTCGCGTCGAATTTGGCGATGACGACGCTGTCCAGGTTGCAGTTTTTCAGCGTGATCGATTGCTTGCCTGCGCTCGATCCCGGTTCTTCGTTCACGACGAGCAGGTCAAACCAGAAATCGCGGCCGGTCTTGACGTATTCGATCATGAGCCGCCGGAACACCGACGTCACATAGTAAATGGTCAGCGTGCCGCTGCCGGACCAGCCCGCCGACCGCTGCGGCGTGTTCGTCTTGCCGAGGATCGGCACGTCGACCTTGTTCTTCTCGATCGTCGCCTCCAGCGACTTTGCGTAGAAGAGCTCTTCTCGCTGGCCGTTGATGGTGATATACGCCCGGGCCTGTTTGCCGGATATAGCGTCGCTTTCGCGGAAAAACACTTTGCCTCACCCCTTACCGGACCGTCACGGTCATGTAGATTTTCTCGATCGAATCGACCGGCTGCACCCACTGATTCACGACGACGGCATCCGAGTCCGCGCCCGGCAGCACTTCGATGTCCGTCTGCGGATCGAAGTTCTGCACCGCGCCGATGTTCTGGTATTGGTTCGTGATGTTAATGCACTCGGACTTGAACAGATTGCGGCCGTCGTCGTTGTTCGGCACCTTGCCGATGTAGGACTGGCTAAACACGCGCAGATAGTCGTTGCCGAGACCGTCCAGCACCCTCAAAACGCGGTTCTTTCTGAACGCCTTGCCCTTCTCCGGCGTGAAATTCTTCAGCGTGTTGATGTCCTGCTCTACGACCGCCCGGCCGTCGATGCCTGTGAACACGAACTCGCCGTTTTGCAACGCAGCAACGATCTGGCTGTTCGTGTACCGCGGCGAAGCGTCCACGGCGCCGTCATAGGCGTCATAGGTCAGCGACTGATTGGCGGCGGCACCGGCCGTTGCCCCGGCCACCCAGGCAACTGCTTGCGCCGCGGTGAGCGTCGTTCCGTCGGAGAGCACGACGCCATTCTTGACGCTGATCACGCCTTCATAATCGGCTTCCGGATAGTTTTCCATGACGATCTGGATCTTCTTGCCCTCGTCGTCCCGGAGCCGTCTGGCGAACGACACGAACACCGCTTTCGTCGCGCTGTCCGTAGCCGTCAGGCCAATGGTGTTGAATTCGTAAACCTCAATGGCGGCCAGATAATCCAGATAGTCCTGCTGGGTTACGGAGCCGTCATCCCCGCCAGTCAATGGAGTACCGGCAGTTGTGGTAAGCGTACCNCTACCACTAAAATCGACCCAGTTGTTTGATTGCAATTCCTCAATGGTTTCCACAGTTTGTGAATCGACTTCCTGACCTGAGACGAGTGTTTTCACGTCAAACTTGGCCGAATCATCAATATTTGTCTCCACCACGATTGAGATGTCATTGCCACGAACGCCGCCATATTTAGCTGTCACAGTCATTGTTCCGATTGTCGCCGTCGCCTTGACGCCGGCATTCAGCCGGTACAGGAGCAACGTCCGAGCCCGTTTCAGCGCTTCCCGGACCAGCAGCAGTTGCGGCGCCGTGATCGAATAACCGAGCGTATCAATCGTATCTGCGCCGGCTTCGACCGCGATCACCTGCTTGGCCGGGCCCCATGGGAGCGTTAGCGGCAGGCTGACGATGCCACGCTCGCCGAGTGTGCCGAGTGCTTGGGCTTCGCTTTTAAAATTGATGTAGACTCCAGGGCGTACTTTGTTTTGAACGGTCCAANTTCCCCCACCGGGCATGTTATTTCACCACCCTTTGCTTAAAATCATTGAGCATTTTCTCCACCTGCTGCAGCGTGTACATTTCGTCGTCCCTTAGGAACGAACGCAATACATCACGCTCAATCCTCGTGAAATTGGTTGCCTTCAAAAACTGCTGTTTTGAGAACTTTGGAGCAGCAGTTTCCTCAGTTTTCTTCTGGCTCACTTCAATCCCTCCTGTACGTCAAGCGTCTGCATGACCGGATCGTTCGGCTGCGGCGCCCAGACGTGAAAATTGTATTCGACAAAGAAATGCAGCACTTCATCCACGATCTCGAATCGCATTCCGGTCCCGCGGACTGGACGGCCGGCCACCTCGATCTGTTGGAGCGCCGTCGTCAGCTTCTCGGCCATGTCGTACATATCATCGTTCCGGCGATCCGGGGCGAAGTAGTGTACGTCGAACGGATGATGCCGCATATATCGCCGGCCGAGCTCTTGCGTGTGTTCCGGCTCCAGAAGTTTAACGAAAAAGCAGGGCGGATTTAAATTCTGCTTGATCTCTTCGCCCGCAATCGGGATGTCCGGGAATGCGGCATCGAGCGCGGCATGGACGGCGTAACGAACGTCGTTAATTGTGACTTGACTCATATACGCTCCACCAACCGGTCTACGTTCGCCTCAACAACCGCATACATTACGTCAACTTGAAGATGAGAGACAAGCTCGTTACGCTCCCCAACATCGACATTTGCCCAACTGGTTGCGATGTTGCCGTCTGGGCACTTGGCAGCAAAGACAAAGCCCGTCATATGACCACGACGAGCTCGCTCAAGCAAATATTCCAGCGTCTCGACAACATCATCCTGCGGTGTTTTAAAACGCACGACCTTCGCCATCCCATCACCCCAAATACTTTTTCAGGAACGCATCAAGCTTTTTGTTCATGATCGCCGGCAATTCACGTTCCAGTTCCTTTTCGGAGATCGTCAGCATAAACCGTCCCTCGACCCAGCCGGTATGATCCCGCGTGCGGTGGCCATACTCCACATACAGCGAGTATTCGACCGGATTGATGACGTCGATTTCATAACCATCCGCCGTTCTCCTGATCTGTCCGATCGTCCAGCCTCGGCGCAACTCACCTGTATCCACAGGTGTACGCGGCACAACTTTGGCAAGTAAGCGGCCCGCAAGTTCCTTTACGCACGATTCCAGAAACTTTGGCCATTCCTTCTCCAATTGCTCGAGGTTTTTGGCAAACTTTTTCAGATCGTCAAACTCGAATTCACCCCAGCGCGGCATCATGCCCACTCCTTGCGCTGGATTGATACTTCCTGGTGTGTCGAATACATGAACGGCTCGCCAGCGGTGTATCGGCGCGTCACGGTGCCGCGGGTGACTTCCAACATGTCCCCCTGCCGGATATCCAGTTCCGGAGCGATGAACAACTTCGTCTCGTACTGGATTTCGTTCTGCGCTTCGGTCTGATTGTTCTGCCCGAGCGCACGCTGGGAGATCCGACAGGGCTGATCAACGTAAATCGACTGCGGGACGAGCTTCGTCGTTTTCGTCTCCGGGTCCTTCATCGGCTGATGCCGGTACACCGTCGCCCGGTCTGTGTACATCCGTTCGATCGCCCGACGGTGACGTTCGATGTTCATCGGTCACCACCTCAGCTTCCGGTACCTGTTCAAATCGACCCGGTAATTCAGCACGACGGCGTCAATCGTCGACTTGGCCGTGTTGGTCAAGCCCGCGGGCCGGGCCGGGGCCGTCGACGTGTCACCGACCCGGATCTCCTCCCCGCCGCCGGTCGTCTCCGCGATCCCGGGCAGGTTCGGTTGCTCGATCCTGAGCGCGTCGATCGTCATGGACGCCCATACGTGTTCCAGCTCCGCCGGAATCTCGGACAGATTGCAATAATGCAGGATGCGCTGACCGATCTCCTGAACGTAGGAGTCGATCAGCGCATCATGCGAGTCATCCAGCCTCAGCCGGAGTTTGACCGTGGCGAGGACTTCACTCGCCGGCATGATCTCCGCCACCTTGATCACTGTCGTCGCCTTCGCCACCCGGATCTCTGTCGACCTGTC